TAAACAAGAAGATTTCACCAGAATAAACTTCGAACCTAAACTAATTGGTTCACACAGTTTAAGGGCATGGGGTCAGCGTTTACGAGTTCCTAAAGCTGATTACGAGGGCACTTGGGAGAAATGGACCCCAGAGATGCACTCATACATGGAGCAAGACGTAAGAACTAATTACAGTCTTTTACGTGACCTTCGTCCTTGGGAGTTTCCTCCTGTCCCTTTAAAATTAGAGCATCGTGCGACAGAGATTTGTCACGAGATTTGGACGCACGGCTGGACATTCGACCAGAAGAAAGCTCACGAACTTTATGTGACGTTAGTGAAGAGAAGGGACGAACTGGAGAAGACATTAGTTCAGAAGTTCGGCCAGTGGGAAGAAGTAGACAAAGTTCTTATACCGAAGAGAGACAACAAGAAGCTAGGGTATGTCAAAGATATACCCGTGACCAAGATGAAGACGGTGACGTTTAATCCAAGGTCAAGAATGCATATCGATAAAAAGTTACGTGAAGCTGGATGGGTTCCAACTGAGTTCCTTGAAAGCGGTCGTGCAAAACTTGATGAAGCTGTTTTATCCAAAATTGATCAACCAGAAGCAGAATTACTGGTCGAGTATCTTTTAGTAACAAAAAGACTTGGACAGATAGGCGATGGAGATTCTGCTTGGTTAAGGCTTGTTGAGAACGATGGACGTATCCATGGTTCAATCAATCCAAACGGTTGTATTTCAAGTAGAGCAACGCATTCGTCACCAAATATTAGTCAAGTACCAGCTAACAGAGCTCAATATGGCAAAGAATGTCGTTCTTGCTTCACAGTTCCTAAAGGATGGAAGCTTGTAGGCGCTGACATGTCAGGTCTTGAGTTACGTTGTTTCGCTCATTACCTAGCGAAATACGACCAAGGTGAATATGCAAAAGTAGTAACAGAGGGTGACGTACATACCTTCAATCAAAACCTTGCTGGTCTTGAAACGAGAGACCAAGCTAAAACTTTCATCTATGCCCTGCTCTACGGTGCTTCTTCCAAAAAACTAGGTGTTATATCTGGTAAGTCAGAGAAAGATGGCTCACGTTTAAAATCCCGCTTCATGGATCAGATGCCAGCATATGCAAAGCTGGTTGAGTTTGTAGCTTCTAAATGTCCTGATGAAAGACTGGAAGCACTTGATGGTCGCTATCTACCAATCAGATCTGAACACAGCGCATTAAACGTTTTGCTACAGGGCACTGGGGCTATCCTTTGTAAGACATGGCTTGTTGCTTTCTACGACCAAATGTGTGCCAACAGCTACATACATGGCTACGATGGTGATTACGTCATCTGTGGATGGATACATGATGAATTACAAGTCGCATGTCGTGAGCAGCTTGCGGAGACTGTGGGCCAACTACTGGTTGAACAGGCGAAATCCGCTGGAGAACCTTACGGCTTCAAGGTTCCTTTAGATAGCTCCTACGTCATTGGAAACAACTGGAGTGAAACACATTGACACCACGAAAAACAATCGAACTGGTGATTACATTAGGTATCCTGATGTCGTTCGCCAGTATCCTCAACGTCCTCTTATTGAGCAACATGTATGGCGAACTTTATTAAAGGCCGACCTCTGACATCTATTGATCAACAGTTATTTCAAACAGTCCTAGAAGCACACAAACGAAGCTTTTCTGTTCAGTCAGATTACGCAAGATCAACTGCTGAACTTGTTGGCATGGCGGCTTCATTAGGACTCATATCAACCAAGGTCCACAACAATATATTCAGTCGTGATTGGAGACCTACAGCCAAAGGTCTGCATTGGCTTGAGTCTCAGAATGTGGACATATCAGAAGAAGATTATGAGGACGCTCCAATTGAGCATGACGCAACATAGGAAAGCATTTGTAATCAGAGTAGGTGATAAGTTTGTCGGCCCTCGACATTTAAATCGGGCTTTGACTGATTTCGATAAAGCCGATCTTTATACCTACAAACAATCAGCACGGCGTCTTGCATATAGAAAGCGGGCAGATGAAATAATGCCTGTTTTGATTATGCTTGAGCAAGATTATTATGGGATAAAAAATGCAGACAACTAACTTTTATCTGACATTTGCAGCAATGTTAATCGCCAGTTTCCTCTTTGGGTGCACGACAGCAATGGAGCTGGACACTAACGGCTACTACAGCAACTCACAGAAACCACAAGTCAAATACTGTCAGCAACGGCTGTCCAACAATCAGATAACCTTTGTTCCATGTGATGAGGTCAAGCATGACGACTTCATCTGATTGGCTGTCAAACCACTGGTCGTTATTCCAGTCAGGCTACGACCCAACAGAAACTGAGCGTATCTATCAGCTCCTTCGTCGTCACGACATCTACCCCAGTGAACACATCGTCTACGGAGAGTTTCGTAGGTTCATGGATGTGCAGGGGTGTAACTCAACAGAACCATTTTGTTTCCATGGTGGACGCTACGTTGGCACCTATGACAGCGTTGAACAATATTTAGCAGGAAAAGGACTAAATGAAACCAATACTCGTGGGTGACTGTAACAACTACAGCTTTGATACCAATAGCTGCACTAAGTGTGGTCGCTCTATGCCAGATCTTTGCCTAGACTTTGAAGAGATGAAAAGTAAAGCAGAACTGTTTGACGCACAGAAAGCTAAAAAAGAAGAAGCTATAACTGAATTTAATGCCTCTAGTGGACCAGAAGTAGCAGAAGAAGCAACTATAGCTGCTTATGAGGCAGCAGCAGCGGAACTAACAGTTGACCCTTACGTAGCCAAAGCGGTCAAGCGCGGAAGGCCACCTAAGAAATGAAAGCAACTCTTCTAATAGATGCTGACGAATACGTCCATATTGCTGCTGCTGCTGTTGAATATGAGGCGCACTGGGACGACGAAAATGTAATCCTTGCTTCCAACGTAAAGCAAGCTTGGGATACCTTTGAGACAATGATCCAAGGCGTCACGGACGCTATCGGTGGCGACTTGATGCTTCTCTTTGCGTTCACCTCTCCAATGAACTTTAGGAAGGCCGTCTATCCACCATACAAAGCAAAACGTGGTGGACGTAAGCCGCTGTGCTTTAATGACCTCAAGAAGAAAGTGAATGACTCTCACAAGTGCTTCACGTTCAACGGTCTGGAGGCTGATGATGTTTTAGGTATCTTAGCGACTGGTGGTTACTACGAGAATCCTATTATCGTATCCCAAGATAAAGACATGCTGACACTGCCAACGAGTATCTGGCGTGAAGGTAAAGTCCAGACAATCACTCCAGCCTTTGCTGACTTCAATTGGCTCAAACAAACACTGACAGGCGATACGTCCGATGGTTACCCCGGTTGCCCCGGTGTAGGTCCAGTGACCGCTGAGAAGTTATTAGAGAACTTCATCGTTCATAATCTCGATGGGACAACCAGCTTTGAACTAGCAGAAGCTTGGAAGGCTGTTGTTCAGCAGTTCGTCAAGAAAGGTTTGACTGAAGATGATGCACTCACGCAAGCTCAGTGCGCTCGAATACTCAGGGCGTCTGACTGGGACGATGTGGAAGGAGTGAAGCTATGGGTTCCTTAATGGAAACTATCTTCAAACCATTCATCTACACAGCTCTGTTCATCATAGCGTTGCCCATAATCACCTATTGGCTAATCGACGACTGGAGAAAAGGAAAGCTGCGCGACTATGAAAAACATGATTGAGAAACTTCAGTTCTGGCAGCAACCTGAGTATCACAATTATCACGTTGGTGCTGCTGTAGCGACACTGAAGGAAGCTGAGAGTTACATCAGGGAACTAGAGGCAGCGTTAAAGCCGTTTGCTGATGAGGCCGATGAATACGAAGGTCTTGGTGTTCAAGATAAGGATCAAATATTTGTGCCTCTCGCTGCCTGTCGCCAAGCCCGTAAGGCATTGGATAAATGCGGTGAATAGAGCTGCTAATCTCCGCAAATGTCCCTATCGGGAATAACATGGGTAAAACTAGCCCATAAAAGTAATATTTTTACTGAGCGGTAAATATTCAAATATGGATCACAAAGGCTACATACGAGCCAAATATGGAGCATAAAGGTGACAAAACAACCCGATGGATGGTCGTCGGATTACTACAAGATACCACAAGGCACCACAGAACTTGGTGACCTAATCGAACATCGAAACATGAACTTCAATGTCGGTAACATTTTCAAGGCAGCATATCGTTTAGGTAGCAAGCCGGGAGTGTCTGACCTTTACGACCTAAAGAAAATCTTATGGTTCGTCCAAAGAGAAATAGCGAGAATTGAGAATGTCGAAGATAACAAGGTTTCCTAGTCCTCAAGTTGAAGAAGAGGAAGAACTACCGCCACCACGGTTTCCCGATATGCCGACTATCGAAAGCATGTTGATGGGAAAGCAGCTTCAGTCAGTTTTAGTCATGACAGTCAACTCTGATGGAGATGTCAGTCACTACATTGACGGGGCGTCTACTGTAGAAGCTATCGGCATGGTTGAGATGTTGAAACAACTTATTTTCTTTGGAGACACAGGAGAGGTCGAGTAGTTGGATTTATTGACAGCACTGAGTTTAATATTCGTATCTACAAGTAGCCCACATTCCACAGTTCACGCTTCCTACTACGGCCACGGTGAGAAACTCTCCCGACATACCGCCAGCGGTGAACGTTTTAATCCCCACGGTTTAACAGCAGCACACAGAACGTTACCTTTCGGCACTCATCTCAGGGTGAGCTACCGTGGTCGTTCTGTTGTCGTGCGTGTGAACGACCGTGGACCAGCTAAAGCAACTGGTCGGTCGCTCGACTTATCTTATGGCGCTGCAAGGGCCTTGGGTATGTCAGGGTCTGCACCAGTTGGCATAGAGAGGTTGAATTGACAGCACAGTTAAAGCTTCCACTGGAAATCGACAGAACAGCACTGGTCAAAGAGTTCATCTCTTCTGACCCCAAGTATCCGTCAGACAAAGAGTTCCACTACACATTAATTCGTGAGGAGATAGATGAAGTCGCTAAAGCATACGCAGAGTTACTCAAAGAACTATCGGACCTCGAATACGTGCTGGTTGGGGCGTATTGCAACGGTATTAGTTCGTTTCCTTCCGACATCGTGGAAAACCTCTATGCGTTTGAACACCTATATCAATCAATACCGCAGGCCATTCTGAACGAAGCTTTTGTGAGGGTTCACAAGAGTAATATGAGTAAACTGACAGACGGTAAGTTGGTCAAACGAGAAGACGGAAAGGTTCTCAAGGGACCAAACTATCAGCCACCTAATTTAATGGACTTAGTTTAGTGAGCATTGACTTTATTCGTAGGGAACCAGTTAATACATCAACACGCGCTGAGATAATAACAAGGAGGACATATAATAGACCGTTATCTGATGGTTCTTTTGAGACATGGCCTGAGACAGTTGACCGTGTAATTGCACATCAAAGATGGTTATGGGAAAGAGCAAAGCGCAAGCCTTGGCAGCAAGAAACCCCGATGCTGAACAGGGAAGAAGAAAAAGAACTAAAAGAATTAAAAGAACTTTTTCTAGATCGTCAGGCCCTACCCTCTGGTCGCACATTATGGCTTGGTGGGACAGAAGTATCCAAAAGACGCGAGTGTAGCCAATTCAACTGTAGTTTTCTTAGAGTTGAAACTGTTTATGACGTAGTTGATGCCTACCATCTTCTTCTCAATGGAGCAGGAGTAGGATTCGAGCCAGTCGTTGGAACACTAAATGGTTTTACAAGACCAGTTCAGTTGGAGATTATTCGTTCAACAAAAACAGATCCTTCAGACAAAGGTAACCCAGACAACGTCGAATGGTTTGTCCAAGGAGCTGATCAACGATTCGAAGAGGATTTTACTAAAGGCGCTCATTGGCACATTCGTGTTGGAGACAGCGCAGAGGCTTGGGCAAAGCTTCCCGGTAAACTACTTGCCAACAAGATCCAATGTCAGAAGCTAACAATTGATTTCTCTGAGATACGTCCAGCAGGAGCTAGACTTTCTAGTTACGGATGGATCAGCAGCGGAGACGAACTGATTGTTGATGCTGTTACTAAAATAGTCACCATCTTAAACATTCGTAATAACCGTCTATTAACCCGCATAGACATTATGGATATTATGAACTTGTTGGGCGCTACGTTAAGCAGCAGAAGGTCTGCTGAGATCTGTCTGGTTCCTTATGGTGACCCTGAGTGGGTAGACTTTGTAAATGCAAAGAAGGATCTAGCGGCTACACCTTGGAGAACACAGAGCAACAACAGCCTTTTGTTCTACCATAAACCGTCAAAAGCTGAACTCACTCAGATATTCAAAGCTATCACTGAGAACGGTGGATCTGAACCTGGACTAATAAATGCTCAGGCTGCAATGAAGAGAGCGCCGTGGTTTAAAGGTGTCAATCCGTGTGCGGAAATACTGTTATCCAATCGCAGCTTTTGTAATTTATCAGAGATTAACCTCACCTCATTCAACAATGATTTCGATGGTCTTTGTAGAGCTGCATATCTGATAGGTCGTGCAAATTATCGTCAGACATGTGTCGTGCTAACAGATGGTATCCTTCAACGAACATGGCACGAGTCTAACGAGTTCCTACGTTTATGCGGTGTTGGTATTACAGGCATTGTCGGTTGGGACCAATATGGCGTCGATAATAAATTAAAGGCAATCAAAAAGTGGGCTGGTAAAGGCAGTCTGAGTATGGCGAAAGAGCTTGGTCTTCCACCACCAAAGCTAACAACAACGATTAAACCATCAGGCACCTTATCGAAAATAATGGATACAACTGAAGGTGTTCACAAGCCATTAGGCCGTTACATCTTCAATAATGTTAAATTTAGTGTCCATGATCCAATAGTCGATGAGTGCCGTAAGTCCGGCTATCGAGTATTTGAAGACCCCTATAACAAAGATGCTGTCCTCGTAACGTTTCCTGTTGAATAT